ACTTTCCTCAATACCCAAATATGTGTAAGCATTAATTTCTTGAACTCCAGTTAATGCGTATCCATTTGTTAATCCAGTAATACTAGTATATCTAATCCAAATAAAATAACTTCTGGCACTAGCTGGAATTGTGATATTAGTTTGAATAACATCAGAAACTACTTGGTTAAAATGGAAATACCCAGCACTATTGAATGTTGTTCCACTAACTGTACCAGCATAAGAAGAACTTGAAAGATTATTTACAGATGTTCCAGTTCCAGAATATGTTGCTTTGTTTTTAAAATCATAATTTAATAATAAATTAGCGTCATAAACAATAGCATCTTTAGAAATCTTTGGATATCCTCTTGTTGGCGTTGTAGTAACTCCATACTCAAAGCTTTCGGCACCATCCATTTGCCTCTTTTTGTTTGAGATCTGGGTGGCAAGATCATCGAAGAGAATTTTGTTAGCTTCAAATGGATATGTAATGAAGTCGCTGGTATCATTTCTTACAGAACCATCAGATAATTTACCTATCTCATCTTGAATGTTGAGAATTTCGTAGTCAATAGTCCCTCCAGTTCCATCCAAGTATTGGAAATCGCCAAGACCATTACCAGATGTACTTACTTTACCAAAAGTATATCCAATAGGACTAGAGAATAGTAAATAATAGAAAGAAGGATCTGAATCTAAATTTGTATAATTTAAATTAGTAGGATTTAAAATTTTTCTTCTCCAAACTAATGATCCATCTTTATTATATTTTGATAATACTCCTGTAGATCTAGATGTATCTACATCATAGTATCTACCAAAAACGATAGTTTGTTCTGTTTCTGTATCAGACTTTACTTGAAAAAAATCAAAAGAAGATCCATCATCTGGAGTTTCTTTTTGCCAAATCATATTGCCTTCAGCAGTGTACTTGACAAGGAAACTTAGTCCATTGCTAATACCAACTAGTCTACCAACTACATATATTTGATCATTACTATCAATATATACATCTTCACATAAACATGGACGAATAATTGATCCAGTGAGAATTTTGTCAGTTTCTAGAGTTCTATCCCAAAGGATTTCGCCAGTATTTGTATTAATTTTTACAATATATCCTTTAAATTTAGTATCATCTTCAAGATAACCAACAGCAACAACTTCATCTCTAGAATTAGCAGCAATTTTATTTAATACAACATCTCTTCCTAGCATGAAAGCAGACTTTCCCCAGCTAGGGTTACCAGAACTATCAAATTTTTCTACGAATGCTACTGATTGACTAGTAATAGGAGTATTTCCACAAGCATATATGTTGTTATTGCTATCTATAGTAATACCAGTATATCCCACACCGCCACTGTTAGTTGTTGATTGCCAATCAATCACGCCGTTATTTGAGTACTTGGCGATCCATGGAATTGTACCAGTTTTACCAACAACAATTAAGTTGTCATTATTATCAATCTCAAGTGCTGTTAATGTAGTATCTGTAGCATTTATAGTTGATTGTATTCTTACATCCCAATCATCACTTCCTCCCTCTGCTCTTTTTTCAAACCAACCAAAACTTTTTGCTTGACTATCGGATGCCGATCCAGCAAGAATATATTTTTGATCTGGTACATTATATCTAATTTCACTTGGAATATAATCATAATCAGTTCCTGCTGACTGATCTATTCTTTTAAAGAAGTTGGTAACTAGATCTGCTCCAGATGAACCTAGAAGGAAAAGGTTTCTGACAGCACTATTAAAACCTACTGGCATTTATCTATCCTCAGCTAAAGTCGGTATTGCCTTGACCAAATACTCTTACAGTACCAGCACTATCTTGTACAATTACAAATGTAAGAATGTCTGTGTTTGTAGTGGAAAGAGGTGGAGAACCACCAGACCAACGAACACCATTAGAAACAGCATTACCATCAACTGTACAGGCATCACCATAAGTAGCAGCAGTATTACCTTCTAGAATTAGAGTGACAGTAATAGACTGACCATTCGTTAAACCAACTCCAGTAAATGCCCAGGTGTTAATTGCTGATGTAGTTGGTTTTCCTAGGATAGTGTTAGAACCAGCAACGTTAATTGTGAGAGTGTTTGAAGTTGGTGTGAGAGTTGTTGTAAAACTATTGAATACTTTTTCAATAACACGTCCGCCAAGAGTTGTAGCACCATCAACACTCAATCCAGTTAGTGTTCCAACAGATGTAAGTGAAGAGTTAACAACTGTAGCACCAAGAGTTGTGGAGCTAAGTGCTAACTGGTTTCCAATAACAAACTTCTTACCTGGGGCAATTTCAATATTTTCTGAGAATGTCCAATACTTATCTGTTCTGCTGTGATCATACAGAATAGTTTTGTTTGTGGCGCCCTTTAGAATAATTCCACCACCATCAGCTCCAAGATCTGTAGGACCAGTTGCTTCAAATGTTGCTGATCCAGTAGAACCAGAGACAGCGTTAGAAAGAACAGCTGTGTTACCAGCAATCGATACGATATAAGTGTCGCCAGGAACAGAAATACCACCAGTTAATGATGTAATAGTCATACCAGGAATTAACCCAGAAGTTGGTGTTACTCCAGTAATTGTTGTTTGTCCATTTTGTACAGAGGCATCAAACGTTGTAGTTACTACAGCAGCAAGTTCAATATTTTTATCGTCAATAGAAATGGTATTAGAATTAATGCTTGTTACTGTTCCATTAACAGTCAATTGTCCATCAATAATAGTATCGCCATTAACTCTAAAATCATTTGGAACAGTTACGTTAAAAGAACTATCACCACGAATCCATGCTTCAGTTCCAGAAGCAATTACTAACTGTCTATCCCCAGTAGCACTTGGAGGAACGTAAGTAGCATTGGTTGAGTTTTCATCTGGCGAAGCACCAATTAGAACGTTTCCACTTCCAAGTAATCCATAACCAGCAAAGTGACCGATACAAACGTTGTAATTTCCAGAGATGTTTGATTCTAGAGCACTGTTACCAACTGCTACGTTACCATCACCATCTTGTACAGATAGTTGTGTATCTTTACCAACAGCGACGTTATTGAATCCAGTGGAACATGCTCGTAAAGTTCTATATCCATATGAGGTATTAGAAGCTCCAGAAGTAACGCTCAATCCTGCTTCATAACCCATAACGGTATTCTGAGAACCAGTGGCATTATTTTCTAAAGCAGAAAAACCAACTCTAGTATTTGTATTAATTTCTCCGCCGCCCCTACCAATCTTCATTGGAGCTCCACCACCTCCACGAATAACAATATCAGCATTGGCGAAGTTAGTTGTGCCATTTACCGTGAAGGTATCCCCGACAATTGTATTAACAGTAAAGTTTTTGGCAACTGTTAATGAGTTGTTGATTGTTGTAGTTCCTGTAGAAGCGGCAAAAGTTAAAGCGGTAGCGGCACCAAAAGCATTAACAGATGTTGCCGAGGTATTGAATACAGAAAAACTACTACTGTTTGTAGTAACGCTAGTATTAAACTGTGGACTGGAAGAAAATACAAGAACACCAGTTCCTGTACTATCAGAAACAACACCTCTTAGTTGAGTAGAAGTTGTAGTGGCAAACGTAGCAAGTGTATTTGAAGAGTATGCTACAACTGCTCCAGCTCCACCACCAGTACCAAAATTAATTGTAGAACCATCAGTTCCATTAAAAATTAAAGTGTTGTTGATAGTTAATGTTTTGAGATCTGCAATAGTAAAAGTAGAACTAGCAGTGGATGATATTGTTAATCCATTAATTGTAGTCGCTGTAGCATTTCCTAGAGTTGGGTTAGTTAAAGTTGGTGATGTTAATGTTTTGTTTGTTAATGTTTGAGATTCAGTTTCGGTTACAAATCTACGAGCAATTGAACCATCATATGATCTCCAATATGCTCCAGCTTCATACCACTCAAGTCTATTAAATCCAGTTACAGTTCCAGAAGAGTTTGTGGTTCTATTAACCTGAATGCCAGCATCAGTTCCAGTAAGACTATTACCTCTCCTTAGTTCAACAATATTATCGGCAACAGATAATGTAGTTGTTTCAATAACTGTATTTGTTCCAGTTACGTTGAAGTTACCATTAATTGTAACTGTCGTACCATCGTCAGTAATAATACTGTTTGCTATTTGGTTGTTAGCATTGTCCCATTTAATGACCCTATTATCAATTAAGTTAGCAGCATTTTTAATAGAATATTCAGTACCACCAGTAAGTGTTAATCCTTCTCCAGCAGTTAGAGAGGCGCCAGTATCAGTATTAAGTGAACTAATTTCAATAGTTGTTACTCCACCCGTAGATGATTGTGAAATACTAGCAGCACCAGAAGCAATAAATCTAAAATTACCAGCAGCAAGAGGATTTGTTGGTCCAGATGCTAATTGTGTGACAGTATTTGTATCCGTACTAGTAATAGTAATAGTATTTGAACTTTGTGAAACTGTTACATTGGTTCCTCCTTGAATTGTTACATCCCCAGTAACTAGAGATCCAGATCCTCCACCTTTCAGTCTGGTTACAGTATCAGTTGAAGATACTGTAATTGTTGGTTTGCTATCTACATCAACTCCTTGTGTGAGTGTTGTAGCTCCACTTTGAAGAAATGTAAAATCTCCAGGAGCAAATGCCTGCCCAGTACCAGCACGAAGTCTGGTAATGGTATCATTATCTACAGTATTAATTGTAATTGTTTTTGTTCCAGCATCTTGTGATACGGTAGATGCTCCAGTAGCAGCAATAGTAATCGCACCAGATTGTGCTGTACCACCAGTTGCTGATTGAATTGTAGTTACAGTGTTGTTATCAACAACATGCCCAGAGATTGTAAGTGTGTCGTCAGTTCTATCTAAAAATAAAGATAAAGCATTTGACCCAGTTGGAACCGTTGCTGGTGTTGCTACAGCAATAGTCACATCATCAGTAACACCAGATCCAGTTCCAGCAGAAGTTAAACGAATTCTTTTTTGTGTAGCAGATAATCCATCAGTAGCTGAAATAGAATAAGTTGTATTATTATCAGGAGTTGTTACTGATCCTCCAAGTGGTACGGTAACACCATTAACAGTAATACCAGCATTAACTAAAGCACTATTTGGAATATTGGTAAAGATGTTTGTACTACCAGACAGAGAACAACTTTCTAATGTTTTGTTTGTTAATGTTTGAGATTGGGTTAGGTACACATTACCAGGATTGTCCCAAACTAAACTAGATCCAGTACTTTTTAAGTATTGTCCGCTAGTTCCAGTGCTTCCGTTGATGGCAATGCCGTTGCCAGTTAAATCTAGGTTGTCCCCAGAAACCATCTCTTCAATCTTTCGAGAGGTTTCATTAACAATTAATGGAAAACGGTCTGCCATTACACTAAGTTGCTGGTATTTCTTCGTTCAACTATTTATAGGGATCGTATTTATATGACTGGAACCTTCTCCTATGCCAATTTAGAATCTGGCACAACTGAGTATTTATACTCCTTTTTTTGGCTTGACAGATCTGATGTGTCCTGCTATACTAAATAAGTAAACAAATGTTACGAATTCCTCATAATTCTTAACATTTGTTCTTAACATACATTCCCCCAATTACTCGGAGTATTATCTATGGTCGCTTCAATTGCCCAACGTCGGCAAGAAAGCACTTGGGAACAGTTTTGTAGTTGGATCACCAGCACAGACAACCGTCTTTATGTCGGTTGGTTTGGCACCCTGATGATCCCCACTCTCCTGGCTGCTACTATCTGTTTCATCGTTGCTTTTATTGCTGCTCCCCCTGTCGATATCGACGGTATCCGTGAACCTGTTGCTGGTTCATTGATGTATGGCAACAACATCATTTCTGGTGCTGTTGTTCCATCAAGCAACGCTATCGGTCTTCACTTTTATCCCATCTGGGAAGCAAATTCACTTGATGAATGGCTATATAACGGTGGACCATTCCAATTGGTCGTATTCCATTTTCTAATTGGTATCTATGCCTACATGGGTCGTGAATGGGAACTGTCTTACCGACTGGGTATGCGTCCTTGGATTTGTGTTGCCTACTCTGCACCCGTTGCTGCTGCTTCTGCAGTGTTCCTGGTCTATCCCTTTGGTCAAGGATCCTTCAGTGACGCAATGCCTCTTGGGATTTCGGGAACTTTCAACTACATGCTTGTTTTCCAGGCAGAACACAACATTCTTATGCACCCTTTCCATATGTTGGGAGTTGCTGGTGTCTTCGGTGGTTCTCTTTTCTCTGCTATGCACGGATCTCTTGTCACCTCTAGTCTTGTTCGTGAGACTACAGAAAACGAGTCACAGAACTATGGGTACAAGTTTGGACAAGAAGAAGAGACCTACAACATTGTAGCTGCTCATGGTTACTTCGGTCGCCTGATCTTCCAGTACGCCTCGTTCAACAATTCCCGTTCGCTCCACTTCTTCCTCGCTGCTTGGCCTGTTGTTGGTATCTGGTTTACTGCTCTTGGTGTTAGCACCATGGCATTCAACCTGAATGGTTTCAACTTTAACCAGTCTATTCAGGATAGTCGGGGTCATGTGATCAACACTTGGGCAGACATCCTCAATCGTGGTGGTCTTGGTATGGAAGTAATGCACGAGCGTAATGCTCATAACTTCCCTCTCGATCTTGCTGCTTCTGATAGCACTTCTGTTGCTCTCACTGCTCCAGCAATTGGTTGATAATTAAGATCTCTTAATTAACTTTAAACCCTGACGAAAGTCGGGGTTTTTTATTGTAAAATTTATAGATAGTTGTATACTAATGCCGTAGAATGATCACAGAAGAAGATTTACAAAAATTACAAGAGAGAGTCTTACGACAAAAAATGGATGAGCTATTTGAAGAACCATCTACTTACGAGGACGAAGATGATCACCCAGATTAAACCAGCAAATTGGCAAAAACGTGATGAATTGTGGCAAAGAAGACATTTTCTTTTATCATCTTTTGTGAGAAATAATATAACAATTACATCTAGAGTCTATGAGTTTATTGATGATTTGATTAAGAACAATTATCAACCGCCATTAGATAGTTTGACTTCGGTTGATACAGAATTAAAAAATCTCTACGAGGAATATGCTTAATACTTTAATTAAAGCAGCAATTATGTTTGGGATTATTGGTTACTTTATGTACTGGGGATTGACACATGCTTATCCCGTGCTATAATGTGTGAAAGACGACATTTAGTATGGACATTAAAATTTATACTTTGACTGGTTGCCATTATTGTGTAAAGATAAAGGAGCTACTTAAGAGATCTAATCTGGAGTATACAGAACAATTATTAGATAGAGATTTCACTAGAGAAGAATTCAAACAAAAGTTTCCTTCTGCTACTGGATATCCCATCATGACGATTGATGAGCAATATATTGGTGGTGTAACAGAAGCAGTAAAGTATTTTGTAGAAAAAGGTTTGGTATCTTCGAAGAGATCATGAGTAATGATTTGGAGATAAATAAAGGTGTAGAGCTCATGCTCAGGAGGGATAAAAAGGAACCAGAACCTAAGGGTTTCAGATTAAGTAAAACACTTTCCTTCCTAAAAAGAACATTCAATTTCAAATTGGAGATAACTTGGGGAGGAAAATAATTTTCCTAGGAGTACTATTATGTCAACCCCAGTAATTCTTTTTTTCTCAACACTAATCACTGGTTTATTTTTTATCGTTGGCATAACAATAGGTTGGACGGCGAATGATTTCTTTTATAATGTTCTCTCTCCAGATGATAACTATCTACATCCAGAAATGTATGATGAAGATGGTATCGTTATAAACGAAGAACTATTATCGGTGAGATTTGTTGAAGAAGATGAAGAAGAATACGAAGACTAAATACATTTACTGTACATTATCCCTTTATAATAATTCAAAATGAAACTATTAATTTCTGAAGTGCTACAAAAAGTAAGTAATGCCAAAACAAAGGCAGAAAAAATTAAACTTTTACACGAGCACAATACCCCAGCACTAAGATCAATTCTTATCGTCAATTTTGATGATAGTGTTGTTTCTATGCTTCCCGCTGGAGAGGTTCCATTTGTTCCTAATGATGCTCCAGCTGGAACAGATCATACAGTTCTTGAACAAGAGTATCGTAAACTGTATCTGTTCTTTAAGGGTGGATCTAATTCGCTACAACAATCAAAGAGAGAATCTTTGTTTATTCAAATGCTAGAAGGTCTTCATGAAAGTGAAGCAAATGTTCTTGTTCTAGCAAAGGATAAACTTCTTGGAAAGAAATACAAAATTACTAAAGCCTGTGTAGAAGAAGCTTTCCCACAGATTCAATGGGGAGGTCGTAGTTGAGCATTAAAATTTTACATCAAAACTGTGATCCATCATTGGCAGATGATAGAACACTGCCATATAATACATATATTGTTACATACTACGATGACAAAGAACCTAGTTACGATATTGTGATTAGTGATAAGAAAGTTGATATGTTTGATTATTATTGGGATAAATATAGGGAAGGATTAGTGGGCTGGAAACAAACAGAAGGTCGTGTCAATCCTAAATTGTGGAGTAATTCATCTAAGAAGAAAAAATAATGGCAGGCAGCACTAAAAATACTTTTTGTATTCAATACTGGAAAATTACAGAACCCCAGCATCCAAAAGTTCTCCGTCGTATTAACAAGAACGGTGTTCCTATTTCTACTACATTTTACAATGAAGTATATTTTTATAGAGATGCTGCCGAAGCAATGGATGATTGTAGATTTTTAATGGAGCGTGGATATGATATTAAAATACGGAAGTGTAATCGATTAAAAGAAAACTTATTTTGGTTGGTATAATGCTTGGAGAACATTATCTACTCGATCTTTATAACTGTGATAGTAATACTTTGAATGATGAAAATTATTTGAAGCAACTATTAGAAGAAGCAGCAAAAATTGCTGGAGCTACTTTACTAAAAACAGAATCTCATAAGTTCGAACCTTGTGGAGTAACAGCATTTTGTTTGCTGGCAGAGAGTCATATAAGTATTCATACTTGGCCAGAGAAAGGACAAGCAGCAGTAGATGTGTTCACCTGTGGCAATTGTAGCTCAGAACTTGCTGGAGAGTTTATTGCTGAGGGTGTAAAAGGATATGGAAGAAGTAAACAACTTATCGTGAGACGTTGAAATTTTGTAAAAACTGTATCTTATTTTACAAAATATCTGTTATAATTATTAGTACGTTCATCCCATTGGGACGGAAGTAAGCCGACTCGGAACGGATCGTTCATTCGCTATTCGGAAATAGCGAACGCAAAAGCCGACTGAAGGAACGCTCTTTAACCTAAACCACTAAGGAGAACCCTAATGTCACAAGCAACTTATCGTGGTATCAAATACGATACTGAAATTAATAAAGAACAAATTGTAGCAAATTGGCTTCCAATCATCCGTAAACAAATGGAAAAGGAAAAGAAGCTTCAAGAAGCACAATACCATATGGCAACAAGATATTGATTTGAAAGGAGGGTTGACACCCTCCTTTTTTCATAGTAAAATGTTATGAGTCGAACAAAAGTATGACACAAACACCACAGAATCTTAAACAATACATTCGTTGGTTACAAAATGCTGTCGATAAAAGTCATTTGTATGACAACGAAGAGTATGCTAAAATAAAAAAGGAACTCTATCAAGCTAAAAAACTCCGTCAACTAGTACAAACACGTAATAAATCAGCATATGGATTTGGATACAAATTTGAAGAACTCCCCCGTCCGACTAATATCAGTGACTCCCGAAGCGGAGAAGATGATGGGGTATGTAGCGAGAGTGAGCAACCCATCGAATCAGGAGAATCCTAACGTCGCTGGCCTGCTCAAGTATTGCATCAAGCATAATCATTGGTCAGTATTTGAGCAGGCACACATGACGTTGGAGATTGAAACCAGTCGTGGTATTGCAGCACAGATTCTGAGGCATCGTTCGTTTACATTCCAAGAGTTTTCACAACGCTATGCTGATACAAATCTGATCACTGAGAATATTCCTGTTCCCGATCTTCGTCGCCAGGATACCAAGAACCGTCAGAATTCTACTGATGATCTTGGAGACTATGTGAAACTGAAGTTTCAGACCGAGATTGCTGAGCACTTCACCGCTGCCAACAATCTCTACAAGCGCCTCTTGGAGATGGGAGTTGCCAAGGAGTGTGCCAGATTCGTTCTTCCATTGGCAACACCAACTAGAATCTACATGACAGGATCTGTTCGTTCGTGGATCCACTATATAGAATTGAGAAGTGCCAATGGCACCCAGAAAGAACACATGGATATTGCTAAAGAATGTCAATGTATTTTTGCTGGTCAATTTCCTACTTGTGCTGAAGCTTTGGGGTGGACATAATGCCTACATATCCTGTTAAACATAAAGAGACTGGCGAAACAAAAGAACTCTACATGTCCATGGTAGAGTATGATAAGTGGAGAAAAGACAATCCCGATTGGGATAAAGACTGGACTGCTGGTGTTGCTGGTGTCGGAGAAGTTGGAGATTGGAGAAACAAAATGGACAAAACCCACCCAGGATGGGGAGAAATAATGAAAAACGTTTCTAAATTGCCTGGTTCAACAGTGGAGTGGTAAATGACAAGATCTCGTAGTAAAAAAGCACCTGGCGCAAGAATGTCTTCTCGCCAAATGAAAAGAAACAAGCCTATTAGTCAGGATTATCTCCTGAATATTGAACCTCTAACAGATAACCAACGTGTTATGTTTGAAGAGTATGGCAAAGGTAAAAATATTTTTGCCTATGGTTGTGCTGGTACAGGTAAAACTTTCGTTGCTCTTTATCTAGCACTCAAAGATGTTCTTGACGAATACAGTCCTTATCAAAAGGTCTATATTGTTCGTTCTTTGGTTGCTACTAGAGAGATCGGATTCCTTCCTGGAACACATGAAGATAAAGCAGACATATATCAAATTCCATATAAGAATATGGTAAAATATATGTTTGAGATGCCAGACGATAACAGCTTTGAGATGCTTTATGAAAATCTTAAAGCACAAGAAACTATTTCTTTCTGGTCAACATCGTTCCTTCGTGGAACTACACTTGACAACTCTATTGTTATCGTAGATGAATGTCAAAACTTGAACTTCCACGAGCTTGATTCTATTATCACTCGTTGTGGTCAAGACACCAAGATTATTTTCTGTGGAGATGCTAGACAGTCTGATTTACAGAGAACAAATGAGCGAACAGGTATCATTGACTTTATGAAAATTCTTCAGAATATGCCTGAAGATTTCACTTCAATTGAATATGGTATCCAAGATATTGTACGCTCTGGACTTGTTAAGAACTATCTAATTGCCAAATTGAATTTAGGATTTTAATGAAAATTTTTCAACATGTTGATGTGATCACTCCAATAGAACTAAACACGGTTACTATTGATGAGAAAAGATATTACGTTACTCCTACTGGCAATAAACACAAGTCAGTTACTACAGTAATTAGTAACAATCCAACCAAGAGGAAAGTAATTTCTGAATGGCGACAGCGGATTGGTGTAGAAAAAGCACAAAACATTTCTAACCGATCCACCAACCGCGGCAATAAGTATCACAAACTTGTTGAAAATTATTTAAATAATGAACATGATCCCGATTTATACAAGGACACTCCTCTTGTGTGGATGATGTTCAATTGCTCCCGAAAAATTCTTGATAATATAAATAATATATACCTTCAAGAAGCAGCATTATATTCCGATTTTCTACGTATCGCTGGTCGTGTGGATTGTATAGCAGAATATAATGGTAAGTTATCGATCATCGATTTCAAAACATCTGCTCAAGAAAAGAAAGAGTCTTATTTGTATGATTATTACGTTCAAGAAACAGCATACGCTTGTATGTTCCAAGAACTTTATAATCTGACGGTAGAACAATTAGTTACGATTATTGCTTGTGAATCTGGCGATACTCAAGTAAGTATTGTCCCTCCTAAAAAAGAATACTTTATTAAGTTACAAGAATATATTCGGGAGTACGAACAAACTTATGAAAGAGACATTAGAGGATAAATTTATGACAGCAGCTAAGTTTTCCCATGACGTGGAAAAAATAGCACATGACAATTCAATGAATTATATTGATGCCATTGTGTTTTATTGTGAAACAAACGATATTGAAATAGAATCTGTGCCTAAACTTATTAGTAAACCTTTGAAAGAAAAACTAAAGTTTGATGCTCAGAAACTAAATTATATTAAGAAAACAAGTCGTGCCAAATTGTTATTAGTATGAGTAATTTTTTTCAATCCGAAATGGTACGTGGAGATCTCCAAGAAATTATGGAGCTCCAACGTTATTGTTTCCAAGCGGCACATGCTTTTCCTGTTCTATCTTCAGAAAAGAAGATAGAATACTTTAATGTCATGGAAGAGTTGTTAGAAAAACAAAAAATCTTTAATGCTCGCTTGAAACTAAGTGATGATCAAGAAGCACAGGAAGTAGCAGAGAGCATGAAAATGGCTGCTGTTATGCTAGGTGCTGATCCAAATAAAAGAGTAGATCAAATATTTGACGATCTTCTAGAAAAAATTCGTGTCATGAAATCCAAACTAGAAACTGGCACAGGGGATTGACATCCGCTCCTGTGCCCTGTTATTATGAGTAAGTGATTGGATGTCACATCAAACTAATCCAACGTAATCCGAGGTAATCCGAATGTCATTTGCTGATCTTAAGCGCAAGTCCCAGACCAACTTTGAGTTCCTTCAGAAAGAACTTGAGAAGTCCAGCACCGAGGGAGGTGGTGCCGACGAACGTCTCTGGAAGCCCGAACTTGACGCTTCTGGTAACGGTTATGCCGTTATCCGTTTCCTGCCCGCTCCTGAAGGGGAGACGGTGCCCTGGGCGAAAGTCTATTCTCATGCTTTCCAAGGTCCTGGTGGGTGGTTTATTGAGAACTGCCTGACCACCAAAGGTGATAAGTGTCCTGTTTGTGTCCATAACAATGGACTTTGGAACAGCGGTCACGAGAGTGATAAAGAAGTTGCTCGTAAGCAGAAACGTAAACTGTCTTACTACAGCAACATCTATGTTGTGAAAGATAGCAAGCATCCCGAAGCTGAGGGCAAAGTGTTCCTCTATCGCTACGGCAAAAAGATCTTTGATAAGATCATGGCAGCGATGCAACCTGAGTTCCAAGATGAAACTCCCATGAATCCTTTCGATATGTGGGAAGGTTCTAACTTCAAACTGAAGATCAAGACCGTTGCTGGTTATTGGAACTACGACAGTTCTGAATTTGATCGCCCCTCTGCTCTCTCGGCAGATGATGATGAACTGGAACAAGTTTGGAAGCAAGCTTACAGTCTGGAAGCATACACTGCTGATAGTGAATTCAAGTCCTATGACGAACTTGATACTCGCCTGAATGCTGTTCTCAACAGCACTGCTCCTCGTGCTGCTGTACGAGAGCAAGAAGAGGAAGAGTTTGAACCAGTTGCTTCTTCATCTTCTTCTAGTTTTAGGGAGTCGATGCAGTCTAGCACTGATGATGACGATGCTCTTAGTTACTTCGCTCGTCTTGCTGAGGAAGACTGAATTACATGGGGGACTACGGTCCCCCTTTTTTATACTCCAGTTTTTTTCAACTGAGCACTAACAAAATCAGAAGATTTTTTATACAGTGCTGCCTTTCTGAAATCTTCAACAATAGTTTCTAAGTAAGATGGTTTCAGTAGATAGATTTCTCTTTTCTTTTCATTCTCTGTAGTTTCATATTCAAATTCAGTGACTGGTCTAGCGAGAACATTGCCAGCTACTTCTTCTACAGATGATCCATTCCAGAATTGATACCCAGACTGTACTTTTCTATACCAAGCACTGTTTATTCTGGTCCAGATAACGTTATCAATTACATAATTATTAGCATCAATTTGATTCCATTCAAAATCTAAAGGTCTTTCTACTGGTATAGTGCCGACAAATTGAATTGCTTGAATACCATAGTTATCATTATCAACACCAGTATTACTTGGTTGATATAATCTAAACTCTGTAGAAGATGTTTTCGCCGCATTTGGCAAATTAACGGTGAATCTAAATGGTTCTGAATCTTTTCTACCGTATTGAATTCCAGAGTCATCTTGAAGTAAAGAAGAAACTTGAATAGTTATATTTGATACTGAAGTTTGAATACCACCAGAAATAATGTAACCATTTCCAATGTCTTGATTTCTTATAATGTATGATCCCAAATCAATTTCATATCCTCTATCAACCAATGTGATACTATCAACACCACCAGAACTGTTAACAATAACATTTGCTCTCATTGTTGTTGGTGTTACTAAATCAGTTTCGTAAATAATAACGTTATTATAAGTTCCTGGTATTCTGCCAGGTCCTCCTTCTCCATCTGGACCAACAGCAACAACGGAATATAAAATTTGTTGTGCCATTTTGACTGGAATAATCATCTCAATTTCTGTCCAAGGATCGGACGGATCATTACGATAATCCAATCTCAAAAATTCGTTAGGAAGATCTGGAAACTCACCACCATTACCATCAGTTCCAAACTTGGCATATATAACAACTTTATTATAGTAAGTAGTTTCAATTGGTCTAAACGTGGCGTAACGTGCTATTCCAGAGTTGCCTCTAAAACGTAGATAACCAGTGGCATATAGATTGTTTTTGATTGGTGGGTATGGAATGGCAAAACCACTGTTTGTGCCTATACCACTACCATAGTTTTCTACAGTAGCTCCGCTGGATTCTAATATAAAATAATCATCAATAGAAAATATATAATCAGTTGAGTATGGTAAGTTATCTACAACTGGAGAAAGATTTGGAAGAGTATCTAGTACATAATCCACTTCACCATTGTAGAAAGCTTCATCAACCCATGTACCACCAGGAATGATTATTTTGCCAAATAGTTCTTCTTGTTCTTCGTTACTAATGATTTCGTAGTGATGAATATCATAGTATGGATTGTCATATCTACTTTCAATATGTCTTCTCAACTCTGCTTCTGACATTGGAAGATCGAAAAGCGGGTTAATCATATTGTTTGTCAAAGCAATTACCCAATCATAAAAAGGACTGCCATAAGCTGCTTCTGCTATTAGATCTAAACGTTGCCCGTCTTCCACAGCATACTTATTGAAAAATACTGTATTAGAAAATGCTGTATCAGCAATTTTAAAACGTCTAAAGAAATTTTTTGCTACAACATAATCAGATTCCGAAAACGGATAGCTGATTGGTTTAGCATCATATTTAATAGATGGTAAAAAATTAAAGTACATTAGTATGAAGGTCCGTTTGGAAGAATATCTTGAGAGTAAACCAGTTTTGTTTCTGTGAAGTTTAATGAAAGTTCTGTGGCAACAGGAGATCCTTCTCTATATGTAGCATAACTGCCGTCGGGTGTGTAGTTTACATCAACACCAGTTATAGCACATACTTTAAATTGAGGAAGGTATGGGTGTAATGTTGTCCCTTTCATAAATTGAACCTGACAGAGACCAGGAACTCCAATGTAATTGGCATTACTTGTTTCTGGATCATCTTTAACAGCGTTTGGTGGAGTTGCTGGTGGAGAATCAGATTTAAATAAACTTTGTATTGCTCCTGTAATATCTGCTATTCCACCAGGACTTTTTCCTAAAGTGGGTAGCATTATTTTTTTAAAAGTATAGACAATATTTCTTATGTCCTTTGCTTCCTTATCATTCCTTGGAACTAGTTTAAATCTTAATGAGAATTGTCTCATTTGAAATCCAGTGAACATCAACTCAGTATTTGGATTCAAAATAACTCCCAGAGATCCTTGTAATATATCTTGAGTTGTTATATTTCCCCCACCAAGACCACCTGGAAGATTGTTAATAGCACCAGCAATAGCTTCTGCTCCAGCAGTTGGGACTGCTCCAGCAGTATTTTGTATTTGTTGAATAATTGCTTGAACAGTTCCGCCAACATTACCATTTAATGCACTACCACCACCACGTAAAGCTTGTGTGGCAACATTAGTAAATCCTTTACCACCCCAATCTGTTTGATATCCTGTGCTGACATCTTCTGGCATATACAAATAAATTGGGACAACTCCTTCATATGCAGAAAATTGCTGACCAGCTTGGTTATAAAGATTATATGCTGGAACACTGCTTATAGTTTTGCCATCTTTATTCGTGCTTGTAGTATCAGAACCGCTGCTAAATGGTCCTTTATACTTATAAAAAGTAAATTTGACATAATCTGTGTAATCGTCAAATATATTATTTGGATATGCTAATCTTCCTGCTGTTATTTTATTAGGAGATAATCCTAGTAAATTTAATGACTCTGCCATTTACTTTACCATCTCTTTGTCTGAACGTTTGCCATAACCTTCTATATTTCTATGACCTTTGATTTTATCGTAGAAGTTTTCATTGGTTTCTTCCCACACTAGTTCTTTATCGTATGGAAATACATGACCTTTGATATCTTTAACAAAGTCTTCAGTTGGTAATAGAATGGCTGTGTCCCATTCAACAAGAGCAAGATCGAGGTATAATCCTTCTACATGATTGCTGATATATTTATGGAAACATGTCTTGGGTAAATCTATTCTCCCTTCCATCAATTTTTTAACAGCTATGATTCTTTTCTTTGGATTTAAGTAGTGTAGGTTCACTCCAAAGAACTCATCTTTCATTGATTTGATTACATACACTAATGGAAACCTATCATAGTATGGTAACCATCTCATCTTAGCTTTGTATTCAAACATATAAAGATGCCCAGCAACAGGATATGTTCGCAGCATATTCTGATCTCTTTCTTCTGGAGATCCAGTGCGGTCGCTTCGTTCTGATGCTACAAACTTTGATATATCTTTTTTGTATGAAGAAGCTTCATTCTTCACAGCGGAACGATACCACGAAAAACTTTTCTTTTCTCCGCCAGTTTTTTCTGTTATTCTTTCAAACAACGTTTTATATCCTGGTTCTTTGTTAACTCTATTTTTTTGTATAGAAGAAAATCCTTGTGCCATTGTTATACTCCTAAGTGATCTTCGGTAAGGATCAAAAATTTCATCTGCCGATCCTCACAGAAGTCCTGGGCAGCATCCCATTTAGCACGGTTTTTAATATAAGTTAGAACTTCTCTTTTCCAAGCGGCAGTTTTTTTGTTTGGTTTTTCATTCGGTGGTTGTGTTTGTCTTTTGGGTTTTACTTCAACTAGGTACTTTCTTACTTCGCCAGTTCTTGATTTTATTTTAACATAAAAATCTGGATAATAGCGATGTATTTTACCATCAGTTGGGCAACGATATGGGATAATAACTTCCTCGCTGCCCCACTCTATGATACTATCATTATGATCACAAAAAAACATAAACTTTCTTTCCCACATTGAACGGTAGATAATCCTAGTAGGATTGCCTTTATACTTCTGTGGGTATGTTGGTTTATAAACTCCAGAGTATGACATAAATATAGTTAGACCAACTATTTGTATTTAGTGTGGCACCAAAGAAGACATCAACAAAAAGTTTAGCAAAATTCATGGAAATTATGGCTGCCCAGGGGGGTATGTCATATAGCAATAACTTTGATGTGGAGTTTCAATTCACTTCTACAAATGGTGATTTGTTGAACAGATTTAACAGCTTGAAACTAAATATGAAAAATTCTTCTTCTTCTTCTGATGAAGGATTGAATGTAAGTACTGCCTCTGTTTTGAAAGTCTTTTGTGAGGAAGCACAACTACCAAATGTACAAGCAGCAACTGGGCAAATAAATGGAAGAATGCTTGGGGAAGGTAACGTAAATTATGCTCACACTAAATTACACACAGATTTTCAACTAGGTTGGATGTGTGATGCCAACATGACACCATTGAAATTTCTTAATGCTTGGTACTCTTTTATTTTTGGTGAGTTTGATTCTGGTGGTATTGAAATTTTAGGATCAGCTGGTTCTACTGTAGCTCCTAGTTCAGCAACAACATTTAATAAAACTGGAGTTAGTTTGGACAAGATGAAGTCTGAAACAGGAACTTTATCTTCTAG